TGCAAAGACTGGACATGCTTCACACCAACGCCGTTCCTCTAGTAATTTTTTTACTAGAGGAACTCGTTGTTTATATAGTTCTTCAGTTTTTTTAGAACGCTTTTTTATTGGCTTTCGGGGTTTCATGACTTAATTTTAGTCAGCAATAACATCTTCAGCCCTGATTGTATTAAATGTCCAATTACCTTCAAGCGATGCCCATAAAGCCTCATCAATTGAAGTGGGTTCAATGTCGTATAATTCAATAAGTGCTTTGTGTTTTTTGATAGCGTTTTCATAAAGCATTACATTTTGACTGGGGTCGTTTTGAATTGTCCCAGTCTTAATCATTAATTCAACTTCATCAAGCCTTCGCTCAACATGAAATTTGAATCTTTCAATTCTGCTGGAGCGAGCAGAATAAGCAGACATTGCTTCTGCTAGTAATTTTGCACCATCAGCACCGAGTGCTTCGTATCTCTTTTTATCAGACTCAGAATCAAAATAAATCGTATCCAATTGTTCAGATAAACTGACACTCAAACTAATTAAAGAGCGTTTCCAACGATCCCAATTTTCTTTTTCTGTAAGAATGCCTCTTTGTGATTTAGAAACTTTATTTTTTACTTCTTCTGCCACAAGACGCGCAAATGCATCATCGTTCATAACTTCCCTTATCTATTTAGTCCAAGACGGACAGATTTTCTTAAAATTACACCAATTACAAAGAGGACCTGTTTTTGTTGGAAAATTTTCATCTTCGCAGTACTGGTCAATTAAGGACTTAGTTTTAACAATTTTATCAACTGTTGTTTTTACTATATCCTGAGTTACTGGCGTTGTCAGGACTTTTGGTCCAGTGAGATAGATAAGAGAAACTGTCTCAGTCTCGCCAACGCCCAACTCCTGCAACATTGCCGCATATATGAAAAGTTGCAAGAACTTGTCATCCATATATCGTTTATCGGGGATTTTCCCTGTTTTGTAATCCTCAATAATAAGTGACCCGTTGTCAGACTTCTTAAATCTGTCAATAAATCCTTTAACAGTTACACCCTCAATTGAACCATAAACTTCGCGTTCAACATCTACAAGATTTGTTTCCTGTGGATCTTCAAGTTTCCACAGATTCTCTACGCACCACCATGCTTTCCAGCGGAACTCACGAGCATCTAGTCTTAGTTTGCTAGTTTCATCCTTGTAATACTCTTCCCATTTTAATCGCGCTAATCCTTTTGCCATGTCAATTGTTCGTTCATCTGATGGCAAAAGGTATAACGCTTCAAGAATATCGTGGACAAAGTTTCCAAGAAGAGTGTGAACCGTGGGGGGTTCCATCATTCCGTCAATTTTATTGAATTTAAACTTCAATGGGCATTGATGAAATGTATTAATTGATGATGGTGATAGATGCGGTGGCGCTACAAGCATTATTCTGCGCTGTCAGCAAAATCTGGAGAAATAGTTCCCCCAAGATGAATGCGGAGAGCCTCCACCGTAAGAACTTCTAGTTCTTTAATGGTGAATTCGCTTGGCTTTGGAATTGCTCGTCCATCGCTCCATGTTGACCAGTAAGCGCGTAAGTCTTTAACTTGGTCCTCGGTGAGTAAGTCCCTGATTTCCTTGAAACGATTGTACTTATCAACAACTGGGTCAATTTGTACTTCTGCGTGAATTACTTCATCCATTTCAATTGCATCAGCATCACGAGCAAGGTATAGACCTACTCCAAGATGTTGGCATGCCTTTTTAAGTGCGTCAGAAACGGCACCCTTAAATTCATCACCTAGGTCAAGAATATCGCCACTCTTAGTGCGCTTGATCTTGGTTCCACCAAATCCAGCATGGGAAGTATGGAACATAGATGTGGCACCTTCGTCATAAACATCAACACGAACATGTGCAATTACCCATTCAGGGTCATTCTTGTCTCGTTCGCAAGATACAACAGTATGCGACCATCCACATGGTCCAAATATCCTGTTCATTCGTGTAATAACTTCCGAAATAGGAATATAGGTAAGGCTTGCCCCACCTTTTTTGACTTGGCGTTCCATTTCTACTGGAAATGGATCAGATAGTTTTTCGTATAGATTTTCCATGATTATTTACCCTTCCTTAGTGAGATACTTGGTTCTGCTTCGCCTGACTGACAGTAGTCGTCGGCATTTACTCCAATATTTGACAATGCCGTAACTCGCCAATATGACGGCTGAACATAGTCAAGTAATGCAGTAATCATTTCTTTCGTTGAAAGTACACGCTCGCCAGTATCCATGTCAATAGCAAGCGACTCAATTTTTTCCGAAACTACATCTGCTAAATCTTTATGCTTCCATGCTTTTCGGTTTTTGTCCCATTTTTTTTCAATGGTGTCACCTGATGAAAGGACTACCATTTCTGTTTCGGTCATTTCTTTGAGCACATGATGAGTTAAAGAATTGTAAATAATTGATAATTGAGTTTTGAAGTTTGAAATCTCAACGATCATTTCACACCAATTTTCTAGTGTGATTTGGCTATCTACTGGGTCTTTTTCTTTCAATGACTCAATGGAATCATCAAGAAGAAGAATTGCAGATTGAAAATCTGCAAAATGCAAAGCATTATTGCCCTCGTTAGTATCTTTCATTTTTCTCCTAGTAAGTAGTTATGTGTTAGAGGATTATAGTTGCTCTACTCCTCTGAGGCAACCCCAAACCTGTTAAATGCGTAAATGCTCCTACGGCAGAGTCAACTTGGTCATCGTGGTTGCAAGCCTCGGGAAAAGATGCAAATTCGTCTAACCAATCCGTAAGCCAAGCACCCCTAACTAGGCGAACATTCCCATTGGCTACAGCCGCCGCAAATGGACGGGCGCGGGTAACTTTATCGCCAGTCGCCCTTATTCCCATAAAGTCATAGCCTGGTAGTACATATCGTGCATATTGGTCAATCAGTGCTTTTCCTGACGAACCAGGTTCTTGCTCCATCCTGATCGTTACCGCATTTCCGTCTTCATAGGCTGTTTGTGCAATTAATTGTTCTACTTTTTCGCCCTTAACTCTGGCTTTCTTTACATCTAATATGTAACTTATACCCGAATCAAATAAAATTAATGTACCAACGGTCCAGTCGGGGTCTGGGTTGGTATGTGATGGTTCCGTAGCGGCGCAGTCCCAGAACCTAACAGCGCGAGCATTAGAGGCAATCTGAGGCACTTCATGAGGGTCAATGATGACAAAGTTCTCTCGGTCAAACAATGTTCCGAGGGAGGTTGTAAACCAGTCGCCCTCTTCTAGTCTGCGACGCTCAATGGGGTCTAGGGCCTGCAATGCCTGCCGATATGACTCAGCGTCAATACCGGGGTTGTCGTGGAGTTTGGAAGGGACGAAGATCCGTCCAGTTTGCATTCCCTCAACGATAAATCTTTGGCGAACCCAATTGGGGGCAGGGTTGGATGCGGATCTCATTCGCAGAGGAACCTGCGCTAGGGCACCTTTTGCTGGACGGCGGAGACGAGAGAACATATACCGATAGTCGGATTCTCGGATTTCGGTAACTTCATCCATGCCAATAAATTGGAATTCAGCACCCTTATAGCGAAGGTAGTCCTGCTGGTTATTTAGGTATCCAAATGAGATACGAGCGCCAGAAGGGAAAACAGCAGTATAGTTATTAGCGTTCCACCTAACATTGTCATAGTTTGCCACCCAAGACTGGAATCTATCCATGATTGCACCAGGGAGGGCAAGGTCGGCGTATGTTCTTCGGAAAAGAATGGCTGAATAATTTGGGATATCAACATACTGTAGGGCAGACATTAATAGAGCCGAACTTTTACCTCCGCCAGCCGCTCCTCCAAAAAGTGCTTCTAGAGCGTAAGTCCGAAGAAAAACCTTCTGAGTCAAGGAAGGCTCCTCAGGGCAAAACTCAGACATTTTTGGTTCTAAATATTTTAGAATTGATTCCCAGTCAGTCATACCGTTCCCTCGTAGATCATAAGATACATTAGTGTTGACCAAAGCCTCAGAGGTACATGTGAAAAATTTTCTGTCAAAATTTAAAGGCAAACCATGGCGCACAATGGCTGCGGACACTTTAAT